GCTAAGGTCCGCACCGATCAGGTCCGCGCGGGCTTTAACCGCCAACTGCACCGCCACACGCATTTTGAATTGCTCGTTGTCGTCCACCTCGCACTCGAACAAGACGGCAGCGGTCCAACGGTGGAGAATTTTGAAAAGCATGGAACGAATCCTTTCTGGAATGGGGCGGGTGGGCGTGGCGAACTACTTGCAGGCCGGCTTTTGCTTGCTCGGCTTTTGCACCGCCGGCTTACCACGCAACCGATCGCTGGCCGCCGCTTCGAGTGCCGCCGTGAAGGCGTTGGGCGGGAACGTGCGGCAGTCGAGTGCCAGGCCCAGTTCGATCAGTTCCGCCCAGGTGAACTTGCCGCGGGCGACGTGTCGCATGGCCGACGAATAGCAGTTGCGGCATAGTCCGCGATGGCTGGCAAAGCTACCACAGTTGGGGGCGAGACACTTTTCGGTTTTTTTGGAAGCGGCGGAAATCATGGTTGGTTCCCCTAACGGCTGAAGGTGCCCGTGGCCGACCGCTGCCGCAGGGGAACTGAGGCAAACAGTCGGACGCACGGACATAAGTTGGAAAAACGCGGTTCGCGTTCAGGTCGCGGGAAGAAACCCGCTAGAAGAACGCCCATCAATCACGATGGACGAAGCATAGGGAATACCCTACGCGCTTGTCAATAGGGAAAATACTACGATTTCAAGAGGCTCGCCGACCACGTTTCGGCGGCTCGCGAAGAAGATCATTCGCTGTGACCCCAAGCGCTTCAGCAACGCGCGCAAGTAGGCCGGCACTCGGAAGATGGCGTCCACATTCGATCTGTTGAATTGTAGCCGGGTAGGCATGCCAATCATCCGTGCAGCATGCCTTGGCAATCTGCCCAAAGCTCCGGTCCCCGCGCAATCGACGCACGTTCGCAGCAATATTGGCTTTCGCTTCTTCGTCGGTCATCACGTCTTGCATTCCTATAATATAGGGAATACCATACGATTCGTCAATCCAACTCACGTTCTAGGCCGCGTTCCCGCAGTTTCCGATTCATTGCCCGGGACAGGAGTTGAACCTGCACGACCTTACGGCCACCAGCTCCTGAGGCTGGCGCGTCTGCCAATTCCGCCACCCGGGCGGGTAATGTTCCGTTGTCTAGGCAAATTCTCCTGAGGCTAGCGCGGGGGTCTTGCATGTGCCTACGCGGCAGGGTATTTATGGCCGTGGCAGGAAATGCGGGGTTTTCCGCATAGGATCGCTCGGAGTGCGACGATTCAGGACGCCTGACGGCTTCGATGATCGCCCCAATTTCTCTGCGTGCCTTTGCCGGCCAGTACGCGCTGGAACATGGCTTGGTCACCAGTTCCGCCAATGTGATCCTGTACGCTATTGCGAGCTTCGAGCGGTCACTGGATCGCACGGCAAGCCTGAACGATCTGTTTCATGAGCTGGTCAATGACTGGCTTGGTGATCTCTTGGCGGGCCAGCTAGACCGATCGACAATCCACACCTATCGCAGGATTCTGCTTGTCGTCTGGCGGGCTGCGGCCGAAGGCGGGCTGATACCGGCGCCATGCCGCGTGCGAAAAGTCCGCGTGCCAACTAAGCTGCCGAGAGCGTGGACGCTGCCTGAATTGCGGCGGCTTTTGGAGTTCGCGGCGAAGTCACGAAGGCCGGATTATTGGCGAGCGTTCATTTTGGTCGGTTACGAAACGGGCTTGCGTCTCAGTGATTTGCTCGCGCTGAATGCCGACCAATTACGCGACTGCATGGTGGTGACGGCGCAGCGCAAAACCGGAGAAGTTGTGGCGTGCCAGCTATCCGCCGACGCACTGGTGGCATTCTCGAAGGTTCGCCGCTTCGACACGCTGCGCATCCGGCGGTTGCAAGAAAAGTTTGGTGACTTGCTGCTGGCCGCCAAGCTACCTGGCTCAATCAAGTGGCTTCGCCGTTCCGGGGCCACGCATTGCGAACGCGAGCGGCCGGGGTCGGCCAAAGACTATCTCGGCCACAAAACGCACGGCCTGGCCGAAAAGCACTATATCGACCAGGCCCAGCTAGGGATTTCCAAGCCCCGGCCGCCGGCAATCGAGTAGCTTGACGGCCAGCGGTGGGGTAGGATCAGCCGATTGCACCGTGACACGATGGAACGAGGATGATTCACTTTCCTTGCCCGCATTGCGAACGGATGATTGAAGCCGAGGACGTGCACGAGGGCCGCGTTGCTAAGTGCCGTTTTTGTGGGGGACGTATCACTGTACCCGCAAAACTTCAGCTCGCAGTTCCGGTTGCCATTGAACCGCCTCCGCGCGCCGAAGAGCCGGTCGTATTTCAATCGCCGCCTAACTTGACACCATGCCCCGATTGTACGGAGCAGATTTCCAAGCTGGCCGTCACGTGTCCGCACTGCGGCAGACCGCTGGGGTCCGGAAGCAATTGCGATGAGGCCCGCAGCGTTTACAGGTTGGATCATTCGGTCCCGGGAGTTTTCATTTCAATTTTCGCCTGGCTGGGGCTGGTCGTGAGCATATTTGAACGTCGACACCAGCGTCAGCCGTAATCGCTGCAAAGTCTTCTTCTAATCGCTGCATGCGTTTTTGCAGCGACCGCAAGCCCGCAACGAGAGAAGGGGATCGTCGCTTAGCAATTGCGCGCTCATGTCGCGCGATTGCTTCGCCGACATCGCGCAGTTGTGTTGCCATTTCCAGTATTGCGCTCATGCGAGACCCCTGAGCAATTTTACCACAGCAATGCCCTTAGGGGAGCCGGATCGGCTCCGGCCCCACTGCTGGGCCGGGAAGACGGCAAAGAAGAAGGGCCGCGCATGACTCACCGGAATTTTATCGGCGTGTTCTCCCGCGCTATCCGTGAGCATCGACGGTAGGAGGCGCCACCTCGGCCCGGTCGATGGCCAGCGTGACCAGCGACGGGAAGGGATCGTCCCAGCTTTCGATCTTCCAGGCCAGGCCGTTGACGGCCGCCCAGGCCGCCGCCTTGACTTTATCGACGGTCGAGAAATTCGCTTGCCCATCCCTGAACCAGCCGACGATTTCCCAGTAGTGAGCGCGGCAGCCCTTCACGCCCCAGACGTTCATTTGCCGCCGCTTGTTGGCGCAGCCACCGCAGCCGGATTTCTCTTTCGCGCCCAGGCTGGCTAGTATTGCTCCGATCTCCTCGCCGGGGCCAGTCTCCGGTGTAGGTGGCGGCTCCTGCGACTTCGCCTTGTACCCGACCGGGTCGCTCGAAACGCGCTCCCAGTCCTCGGGCGTCAGCAGCTTATGCTCGCCGACAGCACGAGCAATGTCGTCCGTCGACAGGCCACGAGCTTTCAGGCCGATCAGGATATTGCGGATGAGGGCATCGCGAGACGACCGACCGGCCCCATCCGTCACCAGTGCCCACCGCATGAATCCGAGACACAGCGCCTGTCCACCATTGGCACGGAACAGGTCGTGCAAGTAAAACTCCTCGCCGCCGAGGCCGCGAATGTTTGGATCGAGTGCCGGCCAGGCCGGCTTCATAAATGCGAAAACGTCGAGCCTCTGGGCAGGGATCGCGAATGAATCCTGCGGCGAGTTGCCGAGCGGCGACCATCGGCTGGCGACAAGCCGCGTGGCGTGTTCGCTCCACTTGATATCAGGCCCTTCGGTTTGCTCGCCGTTGGGCATGACGTGATAGAGCGTGTTGTTGGGTGGACTACGGTAGGCGCCAACCAGTCGCCCGTCCGGTGTTTCCCAGGCCGTCGCTTGCTGACCAAACTCGCGACCGTGCCATTCTCCCCGCATGTGCGTCGCAATACTCCGCAAATTGTCGCCGACCATCGGGCCGGTGACGATGTCCTTGCTGTCCGGGTGATCGGCAAAGTATCGGATCAGCTTTGGGACCACGCCTGGGAAAAGAATCGCACCGGGCGACAGCACGAGCACGGCCGGCCCCCGTGCGGCTTCGGCAGCCTGCTGCAATGTGGAGCCATCCCGCGTCCCAGCGACGTACCGAGACGCGCCGGCAAAGCCACTCTCGGCCATCGCAGAGATGCGCTTGGCGTGTGGATGCTCCGGCAGCATGTCCAGTGCCACGAACTCGACGTCTGTGCAATCGTTGGCCGTGCGGATGTGCTGGATGTCGTGCCGCCACAGAAGCGAGTTGCCGTTGATGATGGACACAATTGAGAGCTTCATAATATCAAGATCCTTTAAGCTGGAATGGCACAGCCTACGAGGCCCGGTGGGTCCTCGCAATTGCCGCCGATTGTTTCAAGATAATCAGAACCCTGGCTTGGATTGTCGTCAAAGCAGAAGTCACCCATGCGAACGACGCCGTAGGTTGTGTTGTTGTGGTCGCCTGTGCGGCTGACGCACGAGCAGTAGCCGAGGCAGTTCATCGAGTAGTGCTGCCAGATGTATGGCGTGAATGGGCCGCTGTCATCACAAGTCAAGTTACAGGTGTTCTCGGTACAGGCACCATAAGCATCGAGGCAGCCAGCCTCGGTACAGCACATGTATTCGTTGTCGTAAGGACCGGAGGCGTTGCCGGTTTCGCCCTCTTGGGCACAAACACGGCCGGGATAGCAGTACCAGGGAATCTCGTCTAATTCGCAGTCGCCCGAGCCACGGCAGGTTTCGATGTCCGCGTATGGTCCGCCGGACGATTGGCCGCCAGGGAACGTATTTTCGCAGACGTTTTCAATGCACCACCACGTCGGATCACAGGCTGCCTCGCATTCGGCCTCGTCCTCGTAGGGTCCGGTCGGCGAGCCAGGTGGGTTGAATAGCTGGACGCAGCCGCTGCCGGACACGTAGCACCACCAGAGCGCCGAGCAGTCATCGGCCTCGCACTCCGCCAGCGTCGCAAAACCCTCGCTGTCGCTGCCCGATGGTTCGTGTCCGGCCCACGACTTGGCGCGTAAACATCCATTGCGATCCTGGTCGCCCGCCACATCCTTGAAGCAATAGTATTTTGGCAGGCGGCACAGGCATGTCGGCTCGAACGTCACGCATTTGAATAACAGCCTGCCGAGCTTGCAGATTTCATCCTCTAGGACAGGCGACAAAATGTAGTCGTGATGGCACGGGTCGATGCCCGGAATCCCTTCAACGTAACTTGATTCAAAAGTGCTGGCCCAAAAATCCAGTTCGTCGTCGTAATCTATTTGCAAAATGCCATCGACAAATGGCAATGCCGGCGAGCGAAAATAAACCTTCCACGTCATGCCGAACGGGCCGACGTTGGCGACGGTGGACCTGCTAATCTCAACGAAGGCCTGCCAGTAGTACGACCCGATGTCGTCGCGAGCCAGGCCGCTGCCCTTCCCAGCTACCAGGTAAGCGCAAACGCCCGCCCAATTGCGGCACTGATATCTCCTGACGCAGTCGCTGGTGCTGTCGGTAAAGTTTGAGCACGGGTTCGTGAACCACGGCTTAGAATCCGCGCCTTCGTATGTTTCGGGCACCTCGCAGTTACCGTGCGGTCCCCAGCAAGTGCCACACAAGCCATCGGTATCCATTGTGGCAAGGACGCCTTCGATTTCATCTTCCTCCGCGTCATCGCTGAAGTCCAAGAACTCGAAGTCATCGGAATACTTCGTTTTAGGACCAAAGTTCAGGCCATTGCAGGCCGGCAAGTCCGAGTCGGAGCCTGCGCAATAATGGCTCAAGCCCATGTCGAGTTCGCCACACTGGCCGGCACAATTATCCTCGTCTGGATTCTGGTCCCATTCGAGGCCGGAAAGTGTCAGGTAGCTTATTTTCCTGGTAACTGGGACCACGAAAAAATCGAATAGGCGATCATCTGGGTATTGATCCCAGCCGTAGGCGAGAGCGACGCCAGGGCAATTCTGGTAGCACTTGCCGCACTCGCACAGGCTGGTGTCCTCGGCCGACGCACCGACTGGCGTGATGTCGCCGACTGGCGTGATCTGGCGGCCTAGATGATCGAGTGTTACTCGGAGCGTCATACCGGTTCCTCGTCGCAGACGTGATGCTGGACTTGGAGGATGTGGTAATTGTCGACGGCTTCTTCGCCTTCGCCCTCCGTGTGAGAGAACACGTAGGCCACACTGTCGCCCGTCAGCCCGGCGAGCGAAAACGTATTCAGGCAGATGCCGTCCGGCACTTCGAGGATGAAGCCCTCGGCAGCGGCACTGTCCAGGTTAGATGTGAGCGTGCCGAAGTGGATCGTCGAGCCACCGCCGCCGGTCGTGTGCCAGCAAAACCACCAACGATTATTTTTGAACCACACGGCCACGGTGGTGCCCACTGGCACGTAGCTGTACTGTTGATCGTCCGCCAGATTGTAGGCCACGTCGCGGGCGATATTCTGCCGGTCCGTCCAGGTCGGCGTCTGCGCACCGGCAACTCGCGTGTACGTGCCATCGAGAAAGATGATCGGATAGCACGTCGGCAAACTGATTGCCGTCGGATAACTGCCGCCATCCGGCGCAACCGTCCGCGCCAATCGCACCGGCGGCGGCGACTCCATCCGCGCCTCGACGTTCCCCGACCGCAGCGCAGATTGCTCCAATCGCGCAAGGCGATCTTCCAGCATGCGGATTCGGTCTTGGTCTGCAGTCAGTCCCATTGTCTTTCCAAAAACCCCTACGCCATGGACAGTGCCGAAAAACCCTTGGCGTCCAGCTCGGCAAAGTCGGTCGTGATCGTGGTCCGCGCGACGCCCGGCTGCGCCGATTCCTTGTAGCTGAACTCGTATTTGACGCCGGTCACGACGCTGTTGATCCCTTGCTCGGTGTCGCCTTCGCCGATGGTGGTAATCAGATCGCCCACCGACAGCTTGGCCGTCACGTAGTTAAAGACCAACTCCAAACTCTGCCGCTCGATGCCGTACCACTCATAGACCAGGCGGGCCAGGGATCGCAGTCGGGGTCGATCGTCCCGGATGTAGCCGCCCGTGGTCGAAACGCGCACCGAGCCGTCTGCCATGTCGATGTCGACCATCGTTCCCTTGGCGACGTAGTGGCACTTGTATTCGTCGCCAAGGTCGACCGTCATGCGACGCATGGCCTCGCTGGTTAGCACCTCGTCTTCGGGATACACGCCTTCGGCGTACAGGTCGCACTCAACGGCCACGGTGATAATCAGGGTTTCCCAGTCAAACTTCGCCTCTTCCTGTTCGATTTCGTCCAGGCCGGTGAAATCGTTCAGGCCCATCACGTGTTGCGGCTGGCCTTGCACGCCGAGCACAATGCCCGGCATTTCATCTTGCGTCCGCACGCTGGCACTCCAGCGAATGCCGTCATCCAAGCCGGCGGCCACGATCGCGAGCTCCGAGCTGGCGGCCATCGCATTGACCAGCAGATAGCGTCCTGGCGAGTCGGTTTCGGGCACGTGGATCGCCACCATGGGCGGCAGGTATTCCCAGCGTTGGCCGGCGGGTGTTTCGTCGGGCACGTCGGTGTCCTGGTCGTTGGCCTGCTCGATCGCGTCGGTCGAATAGTCGTGATCGGTCTTGAGCGGCAGGTGCGACAGGAACCGCAGATCGGGCCAGTAGAACGGCAGCGGCTGGCCCGGGTTGTCCGGGTCCTCGAAGTAAGGCCCGGTATAGTTGCCGCCGCCGATGCCGATCACGATTTCGCCGTTCCAGTTGCTGGGCAGGTTGAAATAGGAATAGACCCGCTTGGTGGCGTGCGTGTTGCGGGCCATCTTGTTGAACGCTTCCTGGTCGGAACCGTCCAGGGCACCGTATCCAGTCAGCCCGGTGGCGGCCTCTTCGTAGAGGGTCTGCTGGTAACCGCTCCAGCCCTTTTCGAGTGAACCGACCGTCGATGCCTGCAATGAAAAACAGGACACCACCCGATCGCCGGTACACACCACCTGGTCGAATTTTTCGAGCGTCGATCGCTTGAGGGCGGCCATCGCCACGCCGCAGTCGCTTTCGAATATCAAAAACTTCTGATTGGCGTTGGCCGGGATGATGTTGGAAATGAACTCGTCCTCGTCGAAGTCGATGGCGATCGGCGTAAACGTGAACGGCACGATCTGAATCGTCTCGGGCTCGGTGCGCGTGTCGACCGCGATCGTATAGCCCAGCAGTCGCGAGCGATTGAGCAGGTGGTTCAGCACATCGCGTAGCGTGCGGCCCTGACAGGGCACGCGCGGCTTGTCCCAGTTGGGAATGCTCTCCCACTCGCCGTAATCGATCTCCCAGGGGATTTCAATCTCGTTGATCTGATTGGTCGGCGGCTGGTAGGCCAGCAGGTATTCGACCGCGTCGAGCGTGGTCCAATACTCGGCCGTGGCCAGGTTGTGCTCAAAAATGTAGGCGACGTTGGTTCCCACGTCGGCCGAACGGTTGCCGAGCTCGGTCTTGTCCTGGCCGTGGTATTGAAGCCGCTGATTGAACTCCAGGGCGCGGTTAATGGTCACTTCCTCGCCGGCCTGATCGAACGCGACGCTTTCGCGCAGCAAGTGCCTTTGCAGCATGATGTCCAGGCCGTAGGCCACGAACACCTGCCGGCCGGTGCGTGCCGTTTCCGGATCGGTGAGCTCGCGGGCCTGCTCGCCGTTGTCGTCCTCGATGATGCCGTGCCAGTGGACGGCGTTCAGATCTTCCTCGGTGGCCTCAATGTCGCCGTCCTCTTCGTACAGAATCTCGATCAGGATAAACTTGCGAAGGGCTTCCAGCGGCTCCACCACTTCCCACTCGCCGCCTGGCCGGCGGATGCGGCCGTACAGCCAGGTGAGCTGGGCGCGGGCCATTTCCGGATTGGCGGTGAACGCGCAATAGTCGCAGTGCAGGTTCGGTTCATATGCCCACTCGTCGGCCCACGACGCGGCCGTGAACACATTGACCGCGCGGGTTTTGCGCGGCACGTTGATAAAGCGAACTTCAGTGGCCATGGACTATCCGAAAATAAGCGTGACTTCGACGCCGCCGGTGGCGGCCACGTTGTAAGTCCAGTCGAGCGTTTTGAGGGAGCCGCTGACGTCCACCAGGGCGTCGTCGAAGAAAATCAGGATCGAGCCTTTCGGGTGAACACGGATCGAACTGCCGCCGATGGCCATGCCGTTTGAGGCCCCGACCGCGATATTGAAATTGTGGTCGGATGCCCGAGCCGCCAGGTTGTGGATTCGCATGGCCACTAGCTTGAGGCCCGTGGCGGATCGCGTGCCCTCAGTCGTGGACAGCGACGTGCAATCGATCGTGCCCGAGTTAGCGGCGGCCAGCAGTTGCGAGGAAACAAAGGACGCAGCCGGCGTGTCGGTGCCGTTCAAGTTGACGGTCCGCTCGTAGCCGTTATGGGTCACCTTGCGATTCGACAAGCCGGCGGCCACGACAGCCGCGTCGAGCGTTTCGACAGTGACGGCGCCGAATTTCAAAACACTGGTGATGGTCGTTGCCATGTCCTATTCCCCGTAAGATGATGCGATCAGAGTCCACTCGGCCACCAGCCAGCCCGTGCTGGGCGGATACAGGCCACCGGTTCCGCCCACGATGGCGCGGCAGTCAATCAGAGCCACGTCGAGCACGTGGAACTTGGCGTAGCCTGACAGGTCCACGTTGTTCCAGACGATCGCGACGTCGTTGCTGCCGACCGACTCGCGGTAGAGATCGTATTCGTCAACAGCCGCGGCGTAGTTGGCGGCGTCGACCATCGACCGCAAAGCGAACGGCTGGCCACGCTTGCCGTCGTCGATCAGCGTCACACCATCCACACCCGCGCGCGAGTGGACCGCGATCGCGGAAGTCGGCAGCCGAATGGCGCCGGCCAGCTGGATGAAATAAAATCCGCCGATGGAGTTTTGCATTATCGCTGGTTGGGATTCGTGGGCGTGGCGGTCGTTCGCTTGTTGGTGCCGTCTTCCACGCGCTGCTGGCGCAGTTCGATCAAGATGTCCTTGAGAACTTCCGAGCTTTCACCCAGCGTGGCGGCGATCTCTGGCGTGTGCAGGCCACGCGTCGTTTCCGATCCAGGGAATAGCGGGTGGCCAGTCTCGATCTCTTCACGCTGCACCAAGGCCGCGGCGGCGCCTTCGTCGACCGCACGCAAGGCACCGATAATCCCTTCCTTGTCGGAGCCGTGCATCATGCGGGCGATCGAGAACGCGGAGCCGGACATGAACTCGAAAGCACTTCCGGCCCCGTGCTTGCGCATCGAGATCGCCAGTTCCTGATTGGCGTCGGCCATGAACTTGGCGACGTCCTCGCCTTTGCCCTCGGCATCGATCTTGCGCGTACCGGCCAGGGCTTCTTGGGAAACTTCCCGGCCCGTCTTGGTCGCCTGGAGTTTTGCAATCTCGCCGTCGATCGAGGTGGCGCTGCCGGCGAACATCGCCCGCACGGGCCCGACTTTCTTTTCGCTGAACAGGTCCCCGGCCATACGGAGCTTGTCGGGCAAGCCGGCTTGAATGCTCTCGTCGCCCGACACGATCGCGGCCATCCGCTCTTCGGGCGTCATCTTGGCCAGTAGCCGCTTGGCTTTGCCTTCTGGGCCGCGTGCGGAAGCGCCACGCGGGGCGGCCTCGTCCGACAGCACCGTGCCCGACAGATCCTTGAGCACACTGCCCATTTGATTGCGAACTGCGACGACTTCCATCGCCAGCAGTTGATTGCGGTCGAACCCGGCCTGCTCGAGCTGCCGCACGGGCTGGAACTTTTTTTCCGACAGAGCCCTATCGAATCCGCCGCCCGTCTGCTGCTCGAAAATGTTCGCCATTCCACCGGCTTGTTTGGGCGTCATGCCACCGAGCGTGAAGATCTGGCCGGCGGCCGCCCCGATCGGGCCAACGTCGCGGCCCGTGGCGGCCAGTGGGGCGACGGCCTTGGCGATCTCGATCTTCTGATCTATGGTCGCCTGCGGAGCGCCGGCCTGCACGCCACTGAATGCCTGGATGGCTTGTTCGGGTGTCGCTAGCTGCAGGTTCGACAGGGCCGCGCGAACCTTCTCGACTTCCAGCAGGTTGCCGGCCAGTGAGAGTTGCTTGACTAATGCCGCGTTCGTATCGTCCACGCGATGGGCGATCTTCTCTTGTTCTTCCAGCCAGTGGCGGTTGACCTCGACCGTCAGTTCGATCGCTTTCTCGACCGTGAAGTAGCTAGCCGCCACGGCAGCCAGGCCGGTGATCTGCTCGCTGAAGTGAGCCTTGATTTCGTTGTGGCCCTGCTTGGACTGCTTCGCCACGCCACCGATAGCGTGTTCGAGCTTCTTGTATTTCTCCTCCAACTTGTCGAGTGCGGCAACAAGCTGCTTGGGATCGCCGGTGAATTCAACTTTTGGCGGCATGATGATTTAGCGGCGGATGCCAATGGCCTGGGCCGGATGATGGTGATGGGAAGCTGCCGTTGCCCGCCGCGATTCCACGTATTGCAAAAGTAAGTCGGCCCGTGACGGCCTATGCCACGGTGCCAGTCCTCGAATCCACGCATGCGATTCTAGCTGCCGAGCGGATGGCTCGCCGTTTTTTTTTGAACAATCAGCATTTCTTCCACGGCCGGCCAGTCGAGCACGGCCTCCATGACCTTTTCCCAATTGGCCGAGCCGAACAGCCGCAACAGGGTCGCTTCCACGCGGCCGACGCGGTAATTCATGGCCAGCGATCCCAGGGCCAGTTCCATGACCGAACCGGCCGGCATGAGCGGATGATTCGCGCGGTCGACCGTGTGGTCCCACACTTCGCCGGCCAGTTCCCACAGTCGATCGGTGGCCGGGTCGCGCACGATCTGCGGATTGCCGTTGCCGTCGTAAATGAAATCGCTGGGCAACTGCGAGCGGCCACCTTGCGGCGAACGGATGATCGGCACCGTCCAGGTGTTGCCGTCGCCGAGCTTGACCGAATGACCCTTGGGCTGACCGATCGCCAGTTCGTGCGGTTGCGGTGGATGCTCGCGATCGATGGCTACCCAGCAGTCGGCGCCGGCCGGCCGCTCGGCCCAGATCTGGAACTCCGGATAATGGCCCAGCCGCAACGGCGCCACGCCGTTCGGAACGACCGTCAGGAACATGCCCGTGCCGCCGCCTGGTCCCTTGCCTGTGCACTCGAACAGCGATGCCTGCTGCGAAACGCTTTCGATGCCGGCGAACGCTGGCGCAACGCCACGCTTCTCCAGGAAACCGAGCTTGAACCGATCGGCTTGGGTGACTTCGTCGGCACGCGTGCGCGGAAAAAAATAGAGCGGGCAGGACATGGGCTACTTTTTCTTGGGGGTGTTGGTTGGCTCGACGTCGGTGGCAGCTTCCGCCTCGGCAGCCGCACGGGCTTCGGCGAGCGTGGCCTCTAAATCCAGCTTGCTGCTCTTGAGCAACTGGTGAGCGGCCCAGTGGGTCAGGTGCCGCGTTCGGCACGCGTGATTGAGCGCCGAACGGTAATCGTCGCTTTCGGTGTCCACGAGAATTTTTTGATCCATGACGTTCTCCAGTGAATGGGCTCCCGATGAATGGACTATGGCAGCGAGGCGTTCGTGTCGTACGCGAGAACAGCGGCCGCCGCGGAGTTGGCCCGCAGCGGAATCCGCAATGTGGTCTTGGCCGGCCCGTTGCCCGATCCGGCCGTCTGGGACACTTCGACGCGACCGTATAGTGCGGTGAGCGAAATGCAGCCGGTCACGGCGTTGGTGCCGTCGGCCGTCTTCGTGCGAAGATAGGCCACCACGCCGCTGGAGCCATTCAGGGCCGTGCCGTTCAAGCCATACGTGACCCACGCGCCGGTCTCGAGGCTGGTGATTTCGAGCACGGGTTCACGCTGGCCGATGCCGGCGAACGTCGTGTACACGTCGCCGCCCGAGCTTAGCTCCATGACCTGGGCGCCGAGCGTCAGCCGCATGCTCTCGATGCCGTTCAGTTCGGTGCCGTTGATGAAAATCGGACCGAGCGTGTAGAACGACCCGGCCGCCGCGGTTCCGGCCAGGGCCAGGCCGCCCGCCGGAACGATCGGCGCCACCGAGCCGTTGTAGGTGGGAATGATCCGAGCACGAATCACGGCGTCCTGCTGGTGCGTGGCGCTGATCTCCTCCCAGAACATCATGCCGCTGGCCATGCGGAATCGCTGATGGCCGGCCGTGGCGTCGGCGAGACGCACGCCCAGGTTCGCACCTTTTTTGTAGTGCAAGTCGGTATTTCCGCCCGACAGATCGGCCGCGAATGTTGCGCCGCAAGCGGTCAGCACCTGGGCGACGCTCGGCGATTCGAAGGCGATGCCAGGGTTGATTTTTCGCGCGGCCAGGAAGAGCGGGTCCGGGTGACCGCTGGCACGACCCACGAGCTCGTCGATGCCGCTGGTCGGCGACAGGTCGGTCAGCTCCGACAGGAAGGTGGCCGATGGCAACAGGACGCCGTGCAGGAACCAGAGATTGGAAACGCCCATTTTATGGACTCCCGAATTTTGTTGTCTTGGTAGTCGTTAGAGTCGACGCCGCATGGTCGATTGCCGTGTTGCCCACTTCGTTGAGCATGAGAATCTCGACGTCGGCCACGCGGGTGACTTCCGCCGCCTTGTTGGGTTGGCGGTAGTCTTTGCGGTACATCCAGAAGTAGCGCGGGGGCCGAATCGTGGCTGTGCCCTTCCGCTCGTTGGCCATGATCTCCTGGTTGCCCAGGATGCTGCGCATGGCGCGGCCCGTGACGACGTTGTCCATTTCGCCGCCGAACAGGGCCTTGCCGCGGCGGGCCAGGGCCCGTTTGCGTTTGACGGTCGCGGGTGCGCGCGCCTGGTGGGAATAGCGGTGGCTGGCCTCGGGCGTGAAGTGGACCGGCAGGAAGCGATTCGCCCAGGTCAATGCCATGGCTCGGTGCGCAGCGGTCAACATGACGCGGCGGTCCGCCTTCGTTGTCTTGAGCAACGGGTGTTCGGTCACATTGATGAAAACCGGAATGACCATCAATTCGCCCACTCCACCGATAGTCCTGCCTCGAAATACAATCCGCCGGATCGCTGCTCTTCCAGGCTGCACATCAGCGGCCGGGAAAACTGGTGCATGCCGCCGATGGCCAGGTTGCCGCCCAGCGCGGCCACGGCAGCCAGGTCGCCCGCGATCAGGCCGATGGCGTTGCCGAATGTGCGGCTGACTTGTTCGATGTCCGGCTCTTCGTCGGCCGGCACTTGGTCGCCGTTCATGTCGCGGGCCACGTCGAAGGCGAACAGCGTGAAGGTGCCGCGCGGCCAGAGGTAGTTCTGGCTGCCGCCGGCCTTGGTTTCCCAGTCCCATGCATCGCCGTAGCTGATCACCAGGCAGGGCATGTAATCGCGAACCCGATCGGCCTCGAAGTCAGGGAAGTGAATCCGCGCCAGGGCCAACGCCGCGGCGGCCGGGTTCAAGGGATCGATGCCCAGGAACTCCTGGGTGTTCTCGGATTCCGACAACAGGGTGGCCAGGTTGGCCATCGGCACGATGTACGCGCCGGCTGGCGTCGGCAGCGTGGGCGTGGCGTCGGTGACTTCGAAAATCTTGACGTTCGAGATAGTTTGATTGGGCGCTGCGTTGTTGATCACATAGGCGATGTAGCCGCCCACGGGCGCGAGGTAGGCAATGCCGCCGTCTCCTGATCGCGAGCCGGCCAGGGCGAACATTGGATCGTCGGCGAATGCGGCCACGTACAGGTTGTTGGTCGTGCCGACGGTGGAACCGACCACGGCGGCAATGCCCCCCGTGCCATCTTCCGCGTCGGTGAATGCCAGCACGATCGCCATTTATCGCCTGCCCAGTCGGTAGGGTCGTGGTCGCTCGAATTTGAGAACGAAGTGGGTGGCCGAGGCCGCCAGGATGTCGCCGCTCCAGGCGTACCAACCATCGTCGGCGTCGTAAGTAGCCGGCAGGATGGCCATGTCGCGGTGTGGGGTTTCCGCCCCCAATTTCAGTAACTCCGTTCGCGAGATCGTGACGGTGGCCACGTCGACCAGCGAAGTCTTGTTGGCCTCGTCGCGATCGTCGCTCACCAGGTCAAAAATCAAGGTCAGCGTGGCGGTGGTCGCTCCGACGCGACCGGCCACATCATCGTCGGCAAAGGCTTCGGCCAGCAGCTCGTCGCCGCCTGTCAGGATGTTGTCGTAACGAGCCATCGCCATTTCCGTTTAGCAAATAACCCGCGGCGCGTGTGGAGGCGCGCCGCGGGCTGATTTCTGCGTCTAAGTAAAACGGCCCGCTTACGCCGCGTTCGTTTGTTCCATCGTGCGGCAGGTGAACTTGTCGACCCGGAAAGTCAACGGGCTGTCGTCCGAGGTCTTCTCGGCGTGGGCGATCAGGAACAACGGGCCAGTGATGGTCTTGAACGTGGCGCTGGGCAGCACGTTCGCACCGTTGATGTACAGCTGGATGTCGTCCGGATTGCGCCCGTCCATGACGAAGTGCACCGGCACACCGGCCGAGGCGCTGACGCCCGTGGTGGCCGCCGCGACCGCGAGCACGTTGTCGTCGCTCTGCGCGTTCAGAACCAGCGACGCGCCGTCGATGTGGATCGCCATGCACTCGGCGATCGTGTCAAAATTGGTGTCGTGGGTGCCACTGGCCACGCCGATATTGATATCGCCGGCCGCCGCGTCGGAGTTGACGACGATATTGAATATGCCCTCGACGATCCACTTGGAACCGACGGCGAACGACCGCTCCGAAAGCAGGTCGACCTTCTGGGCTTCGGCCGTGGTGCCGAACGTGAGGAAGGTAGCGCCACCGCGGGCGAACACCTCGGGCACTTCGACGGTGGTGGAACCGACCACGGTCTTGATGATCGCCGTGTCGAACGCCGAGTGCTGCAGGTCGATGATCGGCCGCTGCCGGACGTTCAAGTTGACGACAACCGTGGTCGCCGCGGCCAGCGAATCGCCGACCACCACGCCCAGGAAGAAGTCGCGGTCGTTGCCGGAGTCGGTGTAGGTGACCGTGTTGGCCGAGTGATCCCAGTATGCTTCCTGGCCGTCGAGCAAGTTGATGCTAGCCGTCTTGGGCAGCTCGAATTGTCCTTCGGTTTGGAACGCGGCCGGATCGCCAACGGCACAAGCGGCCAGTCCGGCCTTGGCGGCCGCGCGGCCATCGGCCAGCTGGATGACCTGCCCCGACGCATAAGCGGCATCGGCGATCTGGTCGACGTTCGGGCTGTCTTTGACAAGGGTTGCTTCTGCGGTCATGGTAGAGACTCCGAAAAAGTTTTGGTTTTAAGTTCCGGTATGCAGGTGAAAAGCCGTATGAAAAACCGGTCGCCTAGGACCCGGCGCCGGTGCTCTTGTACCAGGTGCGATAATCCATGAACGCCAGGCCGATGTCCATGTTGATGTCCCAGCCCATGCCCCACTGGCCGCGATCGAGCGTGTAGCTGCGCATCTGCGGTTGGCGGTTGGTGCCGCGGCGGTAGGCCACCCGCAGGCCCTTGGAGCCGCCAGCGGTCAGGAACCAGTTGTTGTCGGTGCCCAGGCGGGCACTCTCGGACGTCGGGTCCCAAACACCGATCAGGCCGATCCGGTCGTCGATGACCAGCTTCAATCCTTCCGACGCAAGTAAGTTCAGCGTGGCGAAGAAAGGGTCGCTAGAATCGGCGAACAGCTTCGACAGCGCCGCGGCGCTGGTCAGCTCGCGAGCGATCCACTCCAGCGCGGCCGGCACGATCAAATACTGCGGGCGAATGGTCAACGCATCGCCAGGCTTGCTGCTGGTGCGATTGAGCCGCTGCTTGACCATGGCGGTGATGGCCGCCTTTAAGCCCGTGCTCGACAAGGCAGCCGTGCCCAGGTTGGCGTGGCCGCCGGCGGTCGTGACGGCCGTGGCATTGAACACGGCACCGCTGTCGGCGACCAGGGTGGGATTTTGTAGCATCAGGCTGTACACCATGTCGGGTCGCAGCTGGCGAGCCGCCTGGCCCATTTCGTCGGGCTGACGCATGATCGCGCCCAGCCGGTCATCGAGGAAATCTTGCTCGTCGACCGTGAATTTCTTGGCGAAGCGGGCGATCTTGTACGTCTCGTGGCTGTCCGACATGGTGGCGTCTTTCGCCGTGTCGCCGCGCGCCAGGCGTTGCAGCTTGGCATCGCCCGTGACGCTGATGTCTTCCTGCTGCAAGAAGTTGGGCACGTCCTCCTCGTCGCACCAGCCCATGGTCGTGTCGGGGTAACGACTCCAGCCTTGGGTCAGCCGGGCGTAGACGTTGGTCGAGAACACGTGCGAGAGCGACGCACCGGACACGGCCGTACGGACCGCGTCTTCGTAGTCCAGCACGTGGCGGCCACTGTCGAGCCGCACGCACTCCCGCGCGATGTCCACGGCGCTTAAGCGTGCGAACACGTCGCCCCGATCGGCATCCTGCTCGGTCAGCGGTTCACGGCTGAATCGCCGGCCGTCGTGCATCCGACACTTGGTCGGATCGAAGCCCTGCGAGGCGAGCATGCCGGCGGCCAGGGACCGCACGTTGCAATCGACTTCGTGTGATCGCGAATGGATCGCCGGGCCGGCCTGTCCCCCGGCGGGCGGCTGCTGGCCGTTGGTGCGAGAGCCACGAACGGCGGTCAAGAATTCTCGACTGGCACGGTCGACGGCCCATCCTTCATTGACGGCACGGGTCAGCACCTCGGCGGGCACATCCTGGCCGGCCAGTTCGGTGAGCGAGCGAACCCGTTCACGCTCGTCGGTGATCGCCTGCTGGCGGATCGCGTCGGCGCCGAGTGTCTGCGGCGGGGTTGCCGAGTTGGTTTGCGTGCCACCGGCCGGCAAGTCGTTGCGCTGACCTTCGACGGGCGGCGCGGCGGGCGTCGTGATCGCCGCGGCGTCGGCCCGGGTTTTGTCGGCAGCGTTCAGCTTGGAGTAAAACTCCTGTGCCTCGGCGTCGCTGGCCTCGGTCCGCAAGCCCAACGTCACAAGAAACGCTTTAAGTTTTGGATTCATGGTCAATTCGTCCTTTCGAGAATTCGTATCGGCATCGCTCCGGATCTTGGATCGCTTGTCCGCGCCAATCGGAACGAGAGAAACTTCACGCAACTCCCATCGCGTGGTCACACGCAGCCGGCGCTGACCCGCGGTATAAGTCTTTCCCCCGACAACGGCGCTCTGGCCGGGGTCGATGTCGGTGTATTCGGTCGAGCGATAGCCGGCCGAAACGGCATTGATGTGCTTTTGCTTGACCTTCTGCCAGGCCCGTTCCGACTCAGGATCGCCCTCGGCAAAGTACAGCCGGCCGAGCATTTCACTGCCCGAGGTCCGCAACTGCCGCGTGGAGCCATAAACCGAATCGAGCGAGTAGCGGTCGTGGTTGGCCAGCATGGGCACCTGGTCGGGCACCACGGCGCCGTCCATCCGCAGCACTTCCTCGATCACGTCCCAGGACCGCATGTCGAACACGAGTACGGGATCTTCGGTGGCCACGATCGCTTCGACGCTGCGCGTGGCCTCGTCGACACTGTCGGCACGCACGGCAAACGTGCGCGCTGTGATATCACGCAGTTCGGGCGTCTCGCGCAGGGTGAGGTCGTTATTTAGCACTGACGGCCTCCTGCTGTTTGTCCTCGGTCTGCTTTTCCTCGGCGGCCGATTGCTGTTGTCTCTGGTCGCGGCCTGTCGGTGCCGACGCTTGCGGCGGGCCGGTCAGCCACAGCGGTAGATCCAGGCCGGCGGCTTTGTACGCGGCCACGAATCGTTTCATCGCCAGCACGTGCCGCTTGAGCGTGGTGCCGCGCGCATTGAGTCCGGAAATTGGATCGAGCATTTGCGTTTCCAGCCCGATCGCTTCGCCGTCGGCCTCTTTCGCCGGGTCGACGTGCTTGCGGGGCGGGAACGTCCACTCGTAGGTGACTTCCTTCGGCCGGCGCCGCAGTTGCGGAACCGAAAAGCGGGCCTCGGCCACGACCATGTCGAGCAGCCGGTTGAGCGTGCCGTAGCTTTCGGGCGTGCCGCTCAAAAAGCACTGCACGGCGGTGCAGGTGCGGGCCCAGCCTTGCGAATCGAAGCGGGCCGAGCTGTAGTTGTGCCGCTTGCCGTCCAGCCGCACGATCAGGCCGGGCATGTTGATCGGCCGGCCGAGATCCAGGTGCCGCTCGGATCGATAGTCCGGATACTGCACGGGTGGCGCGCCGGCGTCGTATTTCCAGGGCTGCCAGCCCGGGGGAGCCATCTTGTACGTGCGGCGTTCGACCGTGGCACTTTCCGGCGCAGTCCATACGGGCGCGTCGGGGTGGTTCGTCCACAACATCGCCGATTGGTCGGCCATCTGCCGCGACGCATCCTGCACCTGGTCGTCGAAGTCGCGCAGATCGGCGCCCGGCTGCAGCGACGGAGTCAGCCAGGGATAGCCGCGGGCCTGGCCCTCTTCGTCCAGGCGGAATTCGTGGATCACCATATCGGGCGGGTAAGGCTCGTAATTGGTGACCGCGTTGTATTGCTCGCTTTCGCCGATCCAATAGCGAATCGGCCGATCGTAGCGGTCCAACTGCACGCCCATGATGCAGCGTTGGTCGCCGGCCAGGCTGTGTGGCGTCGCCAGGCGGCGCGGGTGCAGCGGCCGCAGTCGCATGGCCACCGGACCTTCGGCGTTCTCATCGGTGCCGATCGTGCTCAGGAACTCGCCGCACCGCAGCAGGTTGCGAACCCACAGCTTGAGCAATGCCGTGCCCGACACGTTCGGCCTGAACGTGGGCGCGACAAACCACTGTCGCCACGCCTCCTCGGCTGCCTCGCTGTAGGCTTCGTCCTCGGAATGGACGGACAGAATCGGACCATCTTCGCCGATAATGTCGTCCTCGGCCGTGGCCACGATGCCGGCCATCAGGGCGTTGTTTCGCGTTTCGTAGGTGGCTCGGCCGCGAATCACCGCCAGCTTTTCGCCCAGCCAGCAGTTGATGTCGGTGTCTTTGGCCAGTTGCCAATGGGCTTCGTTCAGGCGATCCGTTTCGCCTACTTCGAAACTGCGTGTGCCCAGCCAGGAAGGGGCCGACGTGAATCCACTACCTGTTCGCGCCGGTTCGGCCGAACGCATCGTCATGGGTGGAAGCGACGGAGTCGATCCGCTGCCGTAGTCCACGAATTCCTGCGAACAAAAATTCACGAGAATCTATCCAGGCGGTCGGGTCGGGCGTAGGTAATTTTGGTCACTTGAAACGGGCCGCCCGTGGCTGCGGCGGCCGCGGTTTCTGATTTAAGCTTCCGGCACTGGGCAATAAACCGATCGATCCATTCGGCCGTGAACTCGGTTCGGCCGCCTTGGCGCTGCGTTACACTGGGCATCGTGGCCAGCCGCAGCTGCAAGGCGTTCGCCTTCACGATCGCCGTGTCGTAATCACCTGAATCCAGGGCTGCGATCGCGGCTTCGTAGAGCGTTTCGAGATCGGCAATGCTCATGCGGTCGATCGTAACGCCGGCGCGTCAAGGGCGCGAAGTGGGCTGTGTACCAACTGGCGTCAAAGTTGGTACAGAAGTTTTTCCGCCTTCCGTGTTCTTGCAATCCGGATTCTTGCACTTGCGGTATTGAACCTGACCGCGCGTTTTGTAGACGTGAAACGGCCCGCCGCACTTGGGGCATTCTGTCGCCTTCCGCGATGGCTCGGCGGGCTGCGATTCTTGTTCGATCACCTGGTCGGCCACTTCTGGCGGCGACGCCGGCATTTCCTGAAACACGAACACGTTGCGACAGTGATTGCAGCGGGCCTTGCCGGATTGCCACCAGCTCGAACGGGCCCAGGCGGCGGCCTTTTGGGGATCGGCGATCGCGAACGGCTGTTGGGCTGTCGCGGCTTCGGGTGGACGTTGCAAAATCTCGCTGTCCGTGCAGCCGCAGCGGGGGCAGGCGGGCCCGGTCGCGCGCTGGAGCCGCAGGTAGGTCATATCAGGCGCTCCGTCGGCGGTTGGGCTTGGACTGCGCGGCGAACCAGCCACCAGGGCCCGGCGGCTTGGGATCGTCTGGCATCGCGAATTGAATGATTCGGATGCCTTCCATATTTGCGGCCACGTCGGCGTAATAGCTCGCGTCCAGCCAATGTGTGTTGTCGCTCTTCGCCCTAAAGTGCCGCCTGATGCCGCCCTTGTGCGGCTCTTCGACTTCGACCTCGTTGCACAGGTGGCGGGCGTAGGAATGGTGTGCCTTTTCGTCGAGCGACAGCCGCTTGTGGTCCGCGCTCGATTCGCCGAACAGCGTCATGCAGCCCGGCTTGGTCGGACTGGTCATCCAGCGGTCGTGTTCCCAGGTCTTCCAGCGGTCCGTGTCGGCACACACCAGCCACAGCTTGCCCTGCCACATTTTGCCCTTGCGCGACAGGAACCAGCCGTCGCCCGGCTTGCGATCGAACGTCGTGTGCTGCATGTCCGAAAAATTGACCTGCACGCAGCCGCTCGACTTGCCGAATCCCATCACGGGCGAAACGCCCAGGCCGGCTTCGCTGCACGCGGCGTAGACGGCGCTGGTCCGCCAAGCGGCATCGATCAGGGTGCGATCGATCTTGCGGTGGGTGCCGTCGGCTTCGCAGTAAGGGACCTTGTTGTTCTCTTCCAGGAATCCCAGGATGGCCCGCTTGAGTGCCACGTCCAGGCCGTCGTCGCTGCCGTAGATCGTGCCGAGCACTTCGTGCACGCCGTAGTCGATCGTGTACCCCGTGCCGTCCGGTCGCCACGCGCGAACCACCCAGTGCAAGGCCGTTTTGCGACAGTCGACGCCGCGGGTGAGCTTCGTGCAGCCAGGCGGAACCGTCCGCCGCGGATAGCCGTTGACTTGCGTTTGAATTCGGTGCGGCGTGATGCCGCTTTCGATCGGGCCCGACTCTTCCGGCGGGTTGTTGTCGAGCTCGGTGGCCACGGCCTCTTCGCCGACCCGGGCCACTTCGTTGTAATAATGCTCGAGCGCCGAGACTTCCACCTGCGAGCCGTCGGGCATCTTCTCGGGATTGAAGCGGTTCTTGTTGGCGACCTCCGCGCCTTCGTCCATGGCGGCCCGATTGTCCAGATAAAACTGGTGCGAGCCGCGGCAGTATTCGTCGTCATTCGTGCCCACGGCAAATGCCTGCAACTCGGCCTGCCGCGACTGCACATACTCTTCCCAGAGCTCGGTGTTCGTGGGCGGTTTGATCAGGTAGCGGAATCGCTTGCCCTTCCAAGCCGGCTTTTGCTCCGGATCGGTGAACCGATACGACGCGCAGATTCGATTCTGGAGCGTGGTCAGCATCACGCGCGAGGCGCCCCGCTGTTGGCCGCCCAGGCCACCCAAGGCCCGGTCGATTCGGTCCTCGAGTTTCTTCGCCTGGTCGGGACTGCGAGCCGTGTCCTCGGTATCCGGATCGTCGATGCCCAGCAGTTGCGGCCGGCGGCCCTTGCGCTTGAGCCCGCGTACGGCACTGTCGAGCCCGCGCGTGGCGATCAGGGCCTGGCTCGAGGGCGAGCCGGGAACCTTGGGAAAGATAATCTCCTGACCGCACCAGTTGAATTTGCTGGCGGCGCGCTTGAACGGCTTGCCATTGTCGTGGCGGAAGCCGCTGACAATCTGGTAGTGGGCCCGATTGGGCGTGTTCTCCAGGGCCTGCACGGGCACGCAGACTTCCGGATAGTCCTCGGTCAAGAGCGGGTTTTCCTCCATCGCCGTCTTGATCGAGTCGAGCGAATCCTCGGCCGCCGAACCAGTGGCGGCAAACAGCACCGAAAACGACAGCACGCCTTGCAGCGTGTACTTGGTCAGCATGCGTTCGAAAATGGTGGTCTTCCCCTCTCCGCGACTGGCGGCCACGGCCTGGTCGCCGCCGAACTTGACGACGCTCCCGATCGCGTAAATCATTTCGATCTGTTGCTGGGTGAACGAGTACCAGAACGGATCGCGGACCTCACTGTCGGTGCCGAAGTAGTGCATCAGCCAGGCGACGTCGTTGGCCTCCAGTCGCTTGCGTCGCCGCCGATTCGCGCACTTCGGGATAATGACCTCGCGCTTGTCCTCGCGATCCGATCGCTTGCGTTCAGCGTCGCGTTCTCGCTCGGTCTTGACGTGCGTGCTCTTGATTGCCGCGGCCGTCGCCACATTGCTTCCTACCTGCTCTTAATGCGCGCGTTTAGTAAGCCGGCCCGAAATCCATGTCGCTTTGCAGGGCCTCGGTCCCCAGGCAAGTCGAGTTGAAATAGACGTTCTTGCACCGCAGATCGGCACCCGCCGTGTCGCTGTTGCGACCTCCGAACGCCCAGATGCCTGTCGCCGGGAACGTACCGCCAGGACCAGCCAGCCAGCCGGCCGACGTATAAGCCTGAGTTTGAGCCGCCGCGAGAGTCGCCGAAGCCTGCCCACCGGGATAAGCCGTCCAGTACAGCCGCAGCGTCGTGCCGTTGCCCGTTACCGCGATGTGATACCAATCGCCATACTCAATCGCGGGAATCGTAAACTGCTTGGAGACGACCGCCGTGCCGGTACCGTCCGAAATGTTGACCGTGATGTGCGTCGTATCGTCTAGCTGCACAGTAAGGCCGGGAGTGTTGGCCGACGCCGAGTGATTATCGAAGATCCCCTGCGCGCCGCCCGTCGAGGCGACAAAGCACACCTCGGCCGAAAACGTAAACACGCCCGTGTTCTGAATGTGGTCGAACGCCGTGCCAGCCTCGGCCGCGAGCATTTTCAGATAGCCCGACGACGAGCCGCGAGTCAGCCGCCAGTGCGGACCAATCGCCGCGTCGGTATCCCACCACGCACCTCGGAATTGCGAATCGACGAACGTGCCGTGCTTATTGCCAATCAGGTCCCGATAGGCCGCGATCCCGTCTCCACGCCGCATGGGCAAAACGCCCTTGTCCCAGCCGCCCCACATGTCTTTTCCAGCACCACGCCCGCCGTCGTACGTGGCCAGCCCCAGATACACAGCACCCGCGACCAGCGTTGGCGACGTGGCGGGAGTCGTGACCGTGTGGCCGTAGAACGTATCGAGCGTTTGTTTGGTAGCGATACTGGCTTCCGTAAAGTAATTCGACGTGACCAGCCCCTGCGTGAATCTCATGCCGTCGCACAGCACGGCGCAGGAAGCCGTGCCGGCCAGCCGCCCGCCGATGAAGAACTGCGTGGCACCACCGAACCGCGAGGCGGCCGTGTAAGCCGCCAGTGTCGCCGTCAGCGTTTGGGCCACGCTGTCGATGTATAGCGTCATCACGTCCGTGTCCCAGTTGATCTCGACGCGCAGGTCGTGCTTGCCGGAGGGCAGGACGGCATTTGAGGTGCAAGTTACCGCCGTCGTGCCGTCGTTGATTGTAAATCGGATGAGCGAAGTCCCCGAGAGAATCGACCCGGTAATTCCGCGCCCCGAGTCTTGCGAGCTGAGCCACATCTTGAGTGGAGTCGCCTGCCCAGTCAGATCGAAACCCGCCAACTCCATCGTCCAGTTGTCGCCAAACACCGGAGCCAACTCGCTACCGAAATGCGAATCGTTGCCCGCCGTATCCTCTTGGACGCGGGCCAAGAGCAACCCCGGCCCAGCGATCACAGTCGAGACACCAGTCGCCGTCGCCGTCGCGGTGTTGGTCGTGTAGCCCACCGCGTTGACGTTGCCGCCGCCACGGTCGACAATCGGCCAGCCAATTGTCGAGAAGACCGATCCGTTCGCCGCCTCGTTGAACAACAAGATCGTCGAGCGAGGCGTGCCCGACGCGCCAAAGAACGCAGCTGGGATTCGCGCGCAGCGAATATACTGGCAATGGGTGAGCGAGTTCGAGTTGAACTGCAAGCAGTCCTGAATCATTTCCCAGGCCGCCAGCAGCGAAGTGTTGTCCACGCAAAGCAGATCGCTATAGGCACAGCGATGATCGTCGATGCTCTTGGAAACCGGGAACGTCTCGCCGCCGTCGACCGATTGATAAATTCGCAGCCGAGCACGGATGATGCCGTCCACCGGGAACGAGCAATAGATCGTCGAGCCATCGGGAGTCGAGGCCAGCCCTAACTGACAATCGCCGCCCGTGCCATCGCCGGCCGAGGCGAACCCCAGCGCCGTCGTGCCGCCAGTGCCATCCTGATCGACGAAGTCGGACCACGTTGCGCCGCCGTCCAGCGACCGCGTCGTGCAATGCCAATCGCCGTCCTTGCGCCGAGCCATCCCGAACAGGTAGCCAAGCGTACCATACTCGCAGATCTGAAATTCGTTGGAGTTGTCATTGGCCGCGTTCGCCATGCTCGGGCCAGCGAGCGTTGGAGCCGTGGCAAAATCATCGTCCGAATACATGACTTGCGAGTAGGACGTGCCGCTAATATCGTTCGTCGTGCGATAGACGATTGGCACCACGATCCGGCCAGCGTTCGCCCCATTGCGGATCTGCACCGCATGACCAGGGCCAGCGATCCACCAGCCCTGAGGAGCACCCTTGAAATCGGCCGAGCGATCAACAGGAGCCGACCACGCAACGCCGTCGTCGTCAGAATAGGTGTGCATCGCGTCGATGGCCGCGTTGTTCGTGGCGACGCCAGCCGCACCGGTCGACAGCGTATAGAAAAAATGGATTCGCCCAGTTGCTCGATTCGCCGCGAGTACGCCCGCATTGCCCCACTTTGCATTCGTCACGTAGGCCGGAATGCGACCGATCGCCTTACAGGCGCCGAACGTCCGCCCCTTGTCGGTCGACCGGCGCAACAGGAAATGTGAGATACCCTCGTCATCGTTCGCCTCGTGGGCTTCGCAGCAGGACAGCACCGTGCCCGCCTTGGTCATGGCCAACATGGGGATACGCGGGAACATATTCGAGACACCGCCGGCCGATGTCACGTCGTCGGGGTCGCAATCATTGCGCGCGTACAGTGGGGCAGCCGGATTGAGCCCGGCGCCGAAGGTAAGAGCGGAGCCGGGGTAGGCGGCACCGCGCCGGCCGCCCACCATTCCGCCCAGCGGGCCAGGGCGCAGCATGGTTTTCGTCAGCATGATCTACCTGCGGATAAAGTGGAATTTCTGGCTGGCGTCGGAACCGATTACGTACACCTTGTTGGCGTTGTCGATCTCCAGGTCGATCGCCTCGCCGGCCGACAACGGAAAGCCATCGGTAGTCGGCGCGGCCGAGCCCGCCGTGAGGTCGCTGTTGAAGCCGACGTACACGATGCCGCCGTTAGCCGGATTGGCCTTGATGCAGACACCGTGATCGCATGGCACATCCGCCGAAGTGAGCTGGGCAGCCGACGTTGCGGTCGTGCCGCTGCCGTTTTTCATTGAGCCGATCGTCCAGCCTTGCATGGTCGTGTTCCTTTTTTTGTTTGGTGGAGCGGCTTCGCGTGCTTCCAGTGCCGCTCGAAATTTACTTCCGCTGTTTCATCAATTCGTGCCCGCCTTGGATCACTGCGTAGATGGCAGCGAACCAGCCGATGGTCTCCAACTCTGTTTCGTCGTACCGCTCCGCACTAAAGAACAGAATCACCGCCAGTACGCTCGTGGCCAACACGCCCTTGGCGATGCCCCAAATTGGATGCCTCGGGTCACTCATGGATTGCCCTTTGCCTGGAGTACCGCGATGTCGGCGGAGTTTTTGGTCATACCCTTAATCAAAACCGTCAATTCCAGGATCGCCCTCGTCACGTCGCCCATGACCTGCACACCCTGGAGGGCCTGTTGATGTAGCAGGTCGTTTGCCTCGTGGATGCGTTCGCCTAGGGCGTTCATCTGATACATGTTCCTCTGCCGCTCGGCTTTCATTTCCTCGCGAAAGCTCACTGTCAGATCGCGGACGATTGCCTCCTTGCTGGCCTCGATACGCGATGTGACGGCTGCACATTCCATGGCAATCTTTTCAACAACCTCGCGGTTCTCACGCGACATACGCGGGAATGTTTTCGTGATCGTGTACCAGCCGAAGAAAATCGCAAAGCCGCTCGGGCCAAGGTTTGAAATGAGATTGAACGTTCCCTCGAGGCCAACAACAGCGGGCGACGCTGCTTGTGCCACGATGACCACCGTTGTCACCGCTCCGTATCCGATCACGGCAATCAGTGTTTCGATGGTCGTCATTCCGCGTTCTCCAATCGGCGCTCTGTTTCCTCATCGAGCCACGGGCACAGTTCCAGTTGGCTTTTGGCCTCGATCATCGCCAGCGTGGTGCGGAACTTGTCGGGGCCGGGTGCGACGGCCTCATTCGGCACCATCCAGGATCGGATCGCCGTGACCTGGTCGCCGTCGACTTGGATCGCCGCCTTCGCAAAATGCGTGGGCACGAAGATGTGACCAGGCCCGATCCAGCGCGGCACTTGCCGGCGGAACTCGTAGATCAGAATCGTGATATCGAACACGCCGTGCGTCTCATCGCGCAGCGCTCGCACGGCCGGCTCGATATTCTGACCCCAGATGCCGCTGTTCATGTTTGGAGATTGCGGCGCGGCGTTCGAGTAGTTGAGCGTGGCCTGGGCGTCGGCCAGGTTGCTGAAATGTCCCCAGGGGATCAGGTGTCCTTTGGCGTATGGGCTGCCCCTGTAATCGGCGTCCCTGGCCCGCAGTTCGTCCGGTAGGTTGCGATCGATCTTGAAATCGCCCTCGCGGGGCGCGGCGCTGGCTGGCTTGCTGGGCGGCAGATACGTGGCCGCAAAAATTGCCGAGCCGGTCACTGGCGACGGTGCATAGATATACCGGCCGGCGTGTATCACGCGCGGGGCGGCGATGGTGTGGAGCCGTGCTTCGACCGGCGTCGGCAATTCCTCGGCGGCAGTGGCGATTGCCGCCAGCAATTCGATCAGCAACCAGGTGATTTTCCAGACGTGTTGCATCGCTTCCATTCGTTCGAATGTTTTCTTAAGCTCTGAAAACCGCGTGCCGTGCCCCTTGGTAGGAAAAGCAGCGGCACGCGGCGCCAACCGCTTCCAGACAGAAAGGGTTATGAGCCCCCTGGCTGGAATCCGGTGTCTGCGTCCCGTTGCAAGTGGATTACTTGGGCTCGCCCGTGCCCAATTCGATGCCGAGGTTGTCCGCGAACGCCGGGCCCACGACCACTGGACCTTCGAAGCCGATCGTCTTGACGCCTTCGCCCAGGTCGGCGTCGGCCGTGATCGTGAGTGTGCCGCTACGGACCTCGGCGCCCGTGTCGGCGGTCAAGATCTTCGCGCTCAAGCCGTCCTCGGCCACTTCGAGCGTGAAGGCTTCGGGGTTGCTGGTCGACCAGGTCGGCACGCCGTCGACGCGCGCCGGATTGCCGGCGGCCGTCTTGGGCGTCAGTGTGATCGGGTAGTTGTGTTCGTTGTCCAGAGCAATCATCGCTAGGGTCCCTTGTTCTTTGGTTCAGGTTTTCCAAGTTCGATCGTTAAGTGCGTGGCCTCTTGATGCTTGACCAGCGTTTGCAGGTGCCGCATGCTTTGCACGCTGACCAGCAATTGTTTTTCAGCGTCCGATACTCCACGCGAAAAGAACCGCTTGGACAGATCGGCATCGAGCTTGAGTACGATCGTTCCGTCCACTGGTCTATCTCGCGCGAGCTAGTGACTCGTTAAAAACCTCCCGCTTAAATTCAGGGAGCCGTGCCCGGCGCCGGCACGAACGCGCCACTCGTGACGCCCGTGGTGTCGGGCACCACAACACCGCTGCCTTGCGTGTTGGTTTCCACCGTCTGATTCGTCGGTGACGCGAACGCGTTGCCATCGGCCATGGTCCGCCAATCGCCCAGCGGGAACCGCTTGGCCAGCATCAGGGCCTCATTGATCGGCAGGCCACGGATCTGCGACAGATCGTTTTCGGTCGGCCACCATTGCAGCGGCGGGCGCTCCTCGGTCATTTCGACCGAAGTCATCACCTTCGACGGATCGTAGTTCTTGAAGTCGTCGTCGGTCAGCATGAAGTCGGGGGCGTACGCCTGCTCGCGTGTCTTGCCGAAATACTTGGTGGCGAACAGCGCCAGTATCTCTTGCAGGTAACGGCCGATCTGACCGGCGAACGTGTCGGTGATGTAGCTGGTGCGGTCGTTTTCCGAGTGCTGCATGATTTCCGAGAGCATCATCAGCGTTAGCTGCGTGTACTCGCGGATATCCTGCTGGCGGATTCGCTCGCCGAAGTAGGGCACCGGGTAAACCAGGAACACTTGCGGCACGGGCGTAACGTGCTGCGGCACCAGGCCGTTTGAGTCGTTGTCCTTGCGCATGCGGTCGGCCAGGCGACGGCGGGCCGTGATGATCAGCTGGTGCAGGTCGAACCAAAACTGCTTGTGCGGCGCGCGGTAGAACTTCACGTCCTCGCGATGGGTGAGCTCGAACAGGTTGCGGCCGACGAGCTGCACCAGGCCATAGATGACCGAGTTGATCGTCCAGGTTTTGCCCGATGGATTGGGCACGGCATAGCCGGCCTGGCCCCACTTGCCGTTCTCGTACCAAAGAATTTCGTCGGTATCGAACACGGGAAACTGCTGGCCGGTAACGGGCATGGGATCTCTCCTTGCGAAAACGGTGGTCGATGCTAGAAGCGGGGTTCGAAGTCAAGGGGGTCACCCTTGAGAATTTGGTTCTTGAGTTTTTCAACGGACTTGAGCGCGTTGGCCGTGCCAGGGTAGTAATCCATGTAGATCCGGTGGGCGCGCGACCAGGCCGCGTCCGTCTTGGCGTGATCCAGTTCGACGACGTGATTGCGGTTGCGTTCGACGAGGACCGGATCGCCGGAAATCGTCAGCGCCTCGCCGCTGGGGCCGGTGTCGCCGCCAACAACGTGCGACAATCGCAGACGCGCGTCTTGTTCAAAGTTGCGGACCTTCGTTTGCAGTTGCTCGGTGATTTTCTCGCGTGCCTTTTTGCCGCGTCGCATGACCAGCCACATGCCGCCGCCAGCCAACACGGCCGCGATTCCGCCGGGCACGCCCCATGACACCAGGGCACCGGTCAGCCAGCTCGTGCCGGCCGTCTTCACGGTACCTTCCGCGGCATCGATGGCACGACCCGTGCCCCGCTTGACCGCGTCGACGATCTTGCCGCCTGGGCGCCATGGCGGGGCCTCGGTGTCGCGGCCGCCCAGATCGGCCGGCGCGGCTTCGTCGACCGGCCCCAGCTGGGGTGTCGGTTCGCCTGACACCGGATACAGCGGCGGATCGGGTGTGTAGGTGTCGATGTTCATGCCCGGCTGCGTGCCAGCGTCGGCCATGATGGGGCCGGCCTGGCCCGAGGGTTGCTGTTGCTGTCGCGCGAGCTTGGGGAAAATAAAACCAGGCCGGCGTTCCCATAATCGCTTGAGCGGCCGCCAGCGATGGCAAGCCGGTCGCTGACCGCTGCCCAGGCGATAGGCTTCCTGCTTCACACGCGGCGATCCGGCCCGAATCCACTCCAGCCAGGCGGTTTGTAGTTCGTCGGTCGATCCGTAATCGAAATTAGTCCGCAGGGCCGCGGCGTAGTTGCCGCCAGGAATTGCATCCTCCAGAAATCCGACAAAGCCCTGCTTGCCGTTGTGCTCGATCAGGAAATCGACCAGCGAATAACCTTGCGCGTACAGCGGCGCAACGTCCGCGGGATACTCGGTCATCGCGAGCATCTGATTGAATGGAATGCCGCGCCCGGTCCGCAAAAATTCCACCAAGTGGTGCTTGTGCTTCGAAATTTCGCTGGCGTGCTCGGCCGTCGTGGCCGCGCCCTCATCGGCCCAGCGTGGCACCGGCTCGCGAAAGTACGAAGCGAACAGCGTGTGGATGATCTCGTGCGGCAAAACGGAATCGACGATCCGCTCGCAGCTACCCTGCAGTTGCATTTTCCAGCCGAACACTTGGCGGTTTTCGAAATGGAAACTCGTTGCGCCGCCAGCGCCAAGGCTCACGTTCGCCTGGGCATGGATCGGGCACGGTTGCGACCAGGCGGGCAGCTCCACGCCCAGCCACTCGATCGCCAACTCGCGGCGAAACCGTTCGGCCTCGGTCGCAATTTGCTGGGCGTTGGCGTTGCCAGAAACCGACACGACAAAGTTTCTGGACCGCGCCGAGTTGTTCGGGGCCTGCATCCGAGCGACTCGCTGAGCCGGCACACGAAAACCATTGGCGTCGACGCGATAGCTGGCGTGGCCTAGCACGCCGGCCGCGTACCACTTGCGCGTGGTCGGCGAATAGGCCATCGCATAGCCCCACTGATTGCACGCACCGTTGACGGCCGCCCAGTGACCGGGGCTCTGCCGCCATGATTGGTACATTTCAGCCGCCGCGGCGTTCGTTCCTTGCCCAGCGTTCGATTCGGCGGCGACTTCCACGGTCAGGCGGCACTCGGGAGCGGTCCGCTCGAGTTCGGCCTGCCGATCGTCCCAAAGTTGATGCCCCTGCACGCCCACGCGAGCCTGATACGCCGCATGTCGCTCGGCCATGGCTTGCAGGATGGGATGCTGCTGGCCGGTTCGCAGGCTGTTGACCGCCAGCCGTTTGCCCTCGTCGATCAGCAACGCGTTCGGCGTCTTGGGCTTGACCAGCATGGCAGCCAATTCGGCGGCGCTGGCCTTGCCTGATCGGCGGGCAATCTCGCGGCCACCATCGAAAATAATGAACATCGGCAGCGAGCGAAATCCGTGCGCGGCCTTGGCGTTCTCGAACGTGGCGCGATCACTGCAATCGACCACGCGAATGCGGTAGCCGGCCGCCTCAAGCCGCGCAAGGATCGGTTTCATTTCCTGGCACGGCGGACACCACGACGCGGTAAAGCCCCACAGCTCGGGGCCGGCTGTTACCGCCACACTTGCCGGCACCGCGCCGTGCACGTGGCCGCCGACGCCGTTCAGCCAGGACCAGAGCGTGGCCACGATGATCAGGATTAGCCAATTGCGATTCCACTTGCTCATTCGAAGTGCCTCGCGAGCATGGGAGCTTTTGGGGGCGGTGGCAGTGGATCGCGACGCACGAACACCACGACCTGGTAGCGATCGATTTGCGGCAGGCACGCTTTGGCGAATAGCAGATCGCGGCCGATGTAATTAACGACCGCGTCGAATCCGTCCTCGTCGCCGCGGGCGAATTCGTGATGAAAGCGGCGGTAGTCCATGGCAGTGGCGGTGCGATCCAGCGCCCAATCGACCGGGTCGCGCACCAGCAGCGCCATGCCAACCACGGTCCAGCATGCCAGGCCCAGCACCAGTAGCGCGCGGGTGAGGAACTTCATGCAATCACCAGTCCTTTCGCGAGCGGGCGATAGGCAAAACTGCGCGACAGATCGGCCGGCGTGACCCAGCGATCGCCCAGGCCGCGGCACGGGTCCCAGCCTTGGGCCAGACAGGCCCGCCAGCGCAGCAACTCCGAGACGTCGAGTTGATCAATCCGCTTCGCGTCGAGCACCTTGAGCAGCCCGGCCAGCTCTAGCTTCGCCCAGCGGTAGGCCCAGGCATGCTGCTGGCTGCAAACCTTCAGCTCGTCCCAGGGACTGGGGATCAGGTCTTCGAAGTCGGGGTCGTAGCCGAACCAGCGCGCGATCGAGAACGCAAGCGGCGATTCGACCACGGACATCGCGCCGAATCGCTTGTAGCCGTAGCTGCGGCCCGACCAGTTGTAGGCGATCGTGGCGGCCCGCTCGCGCAGTTCGTCGGGGCACTCGTCGGTCGGCGTGTAAACGTCGATGCAGCCCGGGTAGAGCTTCACCTGGTGCTTGAGCGATACCACGCGGCCGCCCACGCCTTCGCGGGTTTCGGCCAGGCCGAGTGAGTTCTGATCGGCGTGCCGCCAAACGGCCGTGGCCGCGTGAGAGCCGCCGCGGCGGCCCATCATAGAGATCAGGCCATCGCGGTTGAACACGACGAGATCGCCCGAGCGAATTAGCTCGCGAACGTCATCGTAGGTCACCGCTTCGAAGCCCATCATCGCCTCTCTGTGTGGGGTCGATAGAGCCTGCTAAACACATCGTGCTTGCACACGGTCGCCGCGCCGTCGGGCCATCGCAACACCCAATCGGTCGAGTTGATACACAGCGCGCCCATGGCGGTGCGTATCCAGGCGTCACAGCCCGACAGCGGCTGCGCACTCTCGCTCCATGGCCGCACTTCCTCGGGCCAAGGCTGGTCGTCGCGCAGGAATTGCACGGCATCCACGACGATCGGCACTTGGACGTACGCGGCCATGGGCTTGGTACCAAAAACAAAAAAACCGGACATCGCTCGCATCGGGCCTTTTCAGGGGCTCGATGCAGACAATGCCCGGCTTTCGGGTACTGGTGTGGTTTTCAGGCCACGATAAGTTTTGCTGCGTCGCCAGTAAGTCTACGAAGTTGAATCAGTCGGCGTCAAGCTGTTTCTGGCTAGTGGCGGCTCGTCGCTTGTTGTTCGCCTGCTCAATCCTGGTCGCCCAACGACAGTTGCCGGGCTCGTAATTGCCATCGTTGTCAATGCGGTCAATTGAGTGTTGCGGACTCGGTTTTGGCCCCATGTCGGCTAAGAAATTCGCGAACGAGTGAAGCCAACGCTCGCAAACTTGAATGCCGCGGCCGCCGTAGTAGCGATAATTCCAAGGGTTTGGCTTACTGCAACGATTTCGCATGCCTTTCCACGTGCGATACTCAACACTCATTCCAGACCTCGGAGAATGACCGTGACTTATGCCATCAAAGCCAGCCTCAACCCTGGAGCATTCGGCGCATTTCGTTGAATGTCCTGTCCTGAGTGAATTGCCAGTCCGAATGAATATCCGCTGGCAGCCCTGGCAAAGGCACTTCCATTGACGAATTCCCGATCCATCCAACCCAGCAAATTCGATAACGGTCCATCGACCGTAAATGTGCCCGGTGAGATCTATTACCTTCGGACCTCGGCGCGTAGACTGTTGAGCAGCCATGACGTGAACCTCGCATGTAGGTTGGCGGAATGGTTAGGGCCGTGCGCGGATCACAACTCCGTGCGCGGCTCGTTTATTTTATCAATTTTGCGAAGACTTAAAACAACAATTCCGCGATCCGGGTATGGCTCGAACCACGGCACATATTCGTGAGACTCGATGGCAATCGTAACATCGCGATCTGGGCGGAACGTGACTCCACGATAGACGATGGCTTGCCCACATTTCAATCCTTGGCGTCTAAGCATCGTTTGCGAATCCCTCCTGCATTTTCTCGCGGCCATCCCGGCCAAGAAAGCAACGAAAACTGTACCAACTCGCGACAGCGCGTCAAGCCTGCTGGCATCGGTCACGCGTCCGGCAGCGGCAAACTTTCGAACCACTCGTCGAGCGTCATGTCGCCCACCGGGCCATGGATCGGCGGCGGCGAGTATCGGCCACCTGGTGATCGCACCCGCGCGGGATCGACGCGCGATCGCGCGGCCACGGCTCGCACCAGCCGATCGCCGGCCAGGTCGAACGATTGTAGCTCATCGTCGCCGTGATCGTCGCCGTCGAGCTCGTCCCTCGCGCCGCGCGGCCCGGCTTCGTCGGTCGACCACCAGGCGAACTGGCCCGGCTCGCCGACCACGCGGACGATGCGCGCGACCAGCGAAGGGGCCGACGGCGGATCGCAGCCGCGGCAGTGCACTCCGCGGTAGACGTCGATCCAAAAATCAGGCGAGCCGCATCCCCCGCATGGTGCAGGCTCCAGGGGCGAATTTTGAGCGGCACCGTGGCGCTCACGCGGCGACGTTCGGTCGACGTTTTTCGCCGCCGACATCGCCTTCGATTTTAGGGCCACGATAGGGTTGCTCATGAGGGTGAAAAATCCAGGATGGACGGACTATGCAGAGGTCGCGGATGATGGGGGTGGCGTACGTTTCTGCCCCACCAGGGGGGGAAGGACCCAAAAACGGAAAAAGCCTCCCGATAAGACGTAAGTCCTTATGGTAGTCTGGGCAAGCTTGGTTAAATGGGTCGGTGCACCACGTACACCAGTACACCGGTGGTTTCCCATTTCAGCCCCTGCGCGCGTACGCGTACGCGGGCGCGCACGCGAGGCCAATCTTTGCGCTCTCTTTCTTCTCCTCTCTTATTAATTTCGATTAGTAGTTTAGGGAAATAACTGGTGTACATGGTGAACTCGTTTCGTATCAATGGTTTAGTCTGGTGTCACGTCTTGTGTACTCACTGGTGCACAGCCTGTGCACCAAAGGACTTAGTACACTTCACTCTCCGCTGTCCGCACTCCACAGATCTCGTCTTGGGTGAAACGGATACCCTCGTAACACCAATAGCGATCACCCCGGACGCCTCTCTGCACTCGGTTGCAGTCCGTGAACAGCCTGCTGAGCTCTCGCCCGAAGGCGCCCGCGCCTAGTGGCCGGTAGCCGTTCAAGTCAGCCCATGTTTTGTAGAACTTGTAAAGCGCCGATGACTTGAGCACCGAATTGTGGTGCGGTTCGAGGTTCTCGCCAATGAAATCACGTGCTGGATTGTCCTCGGTACGCCATTCTTCCCTGGCTCGGTCACCCACTTCAGAGTCAGTAAATCGCCCCTGCTTGCGAAGCCGAAATAGGCCACCGATAGCCCACAGAAGAATGCCCGGAAGCTCGCCGCTTTCGTTCCACCATTTGTACTGATCCATGCCCTTAACTCGCTCTGCCTCGGGGATGATAAACTTGAACGGAACGTTCAGAATGCGGCGCCAGATTCCGTTCGATTTGTCGGCCCATCGTGGCCTGGTATTGAAGGCCATCATCATCCTGGCCGTCGGTGTGCAGATCAGGCCCGATAGGTTTTTGCGGTCAAAGAACATCACGTCGCCAGAGACGAACGACTTGAAATCACCCTCACGGGTCTTGTCGATCTCTCCAGCATCCGGGCAGATATTGACCAGCTTGCCGATCGTTTGAGTGCGTGAGAACTTGTCGCCCAGCAACTCCACGGAAATGCTCGAGCAATTCTCAATGCCTACCATGGCCGTCATGGCGGCAATGTAGACCGACTTGCCGTTGGCCCCTTCGCCTTCCAGAGCCAGGAACATCTGCTGTGTCGTATCGGGCAGCAGCAGATAGCCAGCCCACTCCTGGAGTCGCTTGATCCGCTCGGGGTCCATTTGAAGGTTCTTTTCCAAGAACGCATCCCAGCGAGGACAGACGGCCTCTGGGTCAAAGTCGTAGGGCAGCCGCACGGTCGAGAACCAATCAGGCGAGTGTGGCAGCATGACATCGTCAAAATCGGCGTCGTCATCGTTGATCAAGCGATCGAGATTGAGGATGCCATTTCGCATGGCCACATAATTGAGACGCTCACGAAGGCCGCCGCTGAGCCACGACATTTGCTCAACTGACGAGGGGATAATGGTTATGCTCTTCATTGCGTCGACCACGTTCGTGACTAGGGCCTTGGTTACCTTTTGGGCTCGCGGCACTTCGTCGCCCTTTGGATTCTCCTGCTGCTCGATATTGATGCGATCGAACTCGGCTTTGATTGACTGGCTGACCTTCGCTCGCAGCTCCTCGATCCCGATCTTCCGGTAACAGCCGCGGCTCAGCTTCCAGGTGTACCATTCGTCGCGCCAGTATCGCAGGCTGCCACCTTCCTCGAGCGTTGCATAACGGGCCAGGTTGATCCTGGCTAGACGATGTGGATCATCGTCACTTTCGAGGGCGGCTGGTCGCAGGATCGCGTTCGGGTCTTTGGGAACGACCATCGCCTTATCGGCCAACCGAAGCAGGTCCGCGTATGTTCGCACGAATGCAATCATCGATCGAGATCTTCCATAATTTTGGATGCCGAAACCGCTGACAGGTTGCATTGGGCCATCTGATTGTGTTTAGGCGTCAAAAACACAATCAAGGCCGCCTTTTCGTGCTGCAACGACTGGTGTGGTTCCGGTCGGAATCGCCACTTAAACCTTGGTCATCTTGATCGAGGCACGCATCGCCATACCCTGCTAGGATTCGGTTGCACCCCAGTTCATCTGACATCTGTATAGTGAACCCCATCTACCTGCCTCCAAAAAAGTCGCGAAGATCCATTCCGCTGGTTTCAGAAACTGCGTACGGAAGTCGTACAAGAGAACACTGGCTGGCCACCTTTGCGATTTCAGTGGACCAGGCCACTGCTCCATTT